TAAATGTTTGGTGCCCTATCCACCTGAGGGAGGAGAAGTATATAGAGGCGATGAAGCATATACTGGAAGACCTTCATAATCGGAACTCTCTCGTCTACTCTGGCGGGGCGGATATCAAATTCCAAGAAATACAGGGAAGAGGCGACTTCTACGAAAACGCTATCCGATATCAAGATGTTCTCATACTCCGGGCTCTTCTAATCCCATCGCTTCTCGTTTCCGAGGCGGAGTTTGGGACGCGGGCTCAGGCAACTGTTCATCAGGAAGTTTTTCAAAAGATGCTGAACGGGATAATCCGTGAACTCAAAGCGATTATGGAGGAGCAATTATTCAGGCGACTCATATCGTTGAACTTTGGCGAGATAGACGATTTTGGGGAGGTGGTTTTTGAGGAACCGATAGACCCTCAACCCATGATTGATGCGGTCTTTCGCCTTTATTCCATCGGGGCGATACATTGGGGAACGGAGGATGAGAATATCCTGCGACAGGCTCTCCATTTACCGCCTTATTCTCCTCAGGAGAAACCCTCAACACTCCCGGAGGAGGTTAATCCGCCCGCTATTGAGGAAACTTATCCGCCTGAGGTGGAAGAGATACCGCCAGAAGGGAGGGCGAAGAGATGATAACTCCGCATGAACTTCAGCGAACAAAGGCGGAATTAAACCAGATGGAAGACGCTCTCTTAACCCGTTATCTTCAGTATAGCCTCGTGCGGAGCGGTCACATTGAGCGGTTAATCACTGAAGGGAATTCCGTTGAGAGCATTGTAAAAATGGCGTGGAAAGGATTGCGAGAGATATGGGAAAAAAATTTAGCCGATGCGATGATGGAAGCCTTTCAACGAGGGTATGCGAGAGTTCAGAGGCTGATGTCTCCTTACCTCTTACAAGAAAAAGGTTATCCCTGGTCAGCGGAACTCACGGCAATAATTAAGGCGTTGGCGGCTGATAAGGTGAATCTGGAAGAGAATACCACAAAACAACAGCTCAAAGAAATCGTGATGAGCGGGATAAAGGAAGGTCTTAATGTCTACGATATAGCGAAAAATATCCATGAGAAGTTGGGTTTGGGGATGGGTAGAGCGAAAAATATAGCCACGACAGAAATAAACTATGCTTATTCTCTCGGTCACTGGGTTGGGGCTCTTGAGGCGGGAGTGGAGAAAGTTCGTATCATCGGAGCGCTTGACGCTTTCACTTGTGAATATTGCCAGAAGATGAACGGGATGGTTGTGGATATAGGAACGATTGAAACGGGTTATTTGCCTCCATTCCATTTTCAATGCCGTTGTCTAATTCAACCGCTTCTCGGGAAAATGGCGGGCGTTGAAAGAAATCTAATGATTGAGCCCCGAGGCGGGTGGGTCAATAAGGGGTTTGGAATTCCGGGCAGACATAAAGGGATGCAGGTGATTATTGAACGGACGCTTCCTTCGCTCCGGCAACAGCGAGAAGCGGAGTTAAAGAAATTGACCGCGTCAATTTGCCAGCTTCCGCCACCATATAACTTGTCTGACCGAGGTATGAGGAGGGCGCAGGAGGCGATTGAGGACGCTTCGCAGTTCGTTTCCCTCTCGCAGTTGCGAGAGGCGAATAAGATTGTCTGGTTTGGATATCAAGGAAACCCGTTCAACAGACCTCACATGGCGGGCGGTTATTTCCCTGTTGGCGTAAGTCATTTTATGCCAGAGGCAAGGTTATCCCGCTTGCCATTTCCCCGATATCGCCCAGCCATTGGGATAAGAGCATCGGATTGGGACGCCGAGACAGTTGGGCATGAACTCGCTCATCGGCTCGTTGAGGATGTTTACAGCTATACTGTGAAGGAGGAATTAACGAAACTCTATGAGGAAGCCCTTTTGAAAAGCATCCCTTTACTTGACCAGATTTTCAGCTTGGAGGACCTCATGACAAGATGGCGAGCCTCCGTCAGTAGCGATGAATGGCATCAAATTCAACTGGCTTATGAAGCGGTCCACCAAGCGCCAAAGGAGGATAGAATGGTTTTCGCTTCTTATATCTACCGCCAAATGTTTCAATTTATATTAACCGACGGAACTAACCATGACCTCGCTACCTGTGAGCGAATACTCCGCCCTTATTTCCCGAGTTTGTATGGGGCAACCACTCGTGAGGAATTCATAGCGGAGGCGGCGGGGCGTTTCGCTGGGAATTTCCCAATTCTACCCGCGGGTTCCCCCTGGGTAAAGGCGGCTAAAAGGCTATACGCTTCGCTGGATGACCTTGTGCAGGCTGGTCGGTTCCTCAAAGAACACGGAATTGAACCACCCAGAGAATTGTGGTTAAGCGAAAACGAGGAGATGGAAGAGATGGAGGAGAAAGCCACAAACATGAAATGTAAACCCGTTAAGAGATTTATACTCCTCCGAGGGAAGCGGAAAGTAGGTGAGGTGGCTCTTGGAGAAGGATGTTTAACTTACCAGCTTGAGGTTTATATCCCGAGATTAAGGAGGAAACTTGAGGCGGTGCGAGAAAGCGGATATTTCCCTTATTTCATCGGCGGGGGGATAGAGGATGGCATTTATTGGGATAGAAGCGCCAGTTTGGAGAACATTCAGGAAGCGACCGTCGGTCTATTCTATCTGGCAGAAGCCTTTGGACTTGAATTAAAGGAGGTGATTTGATTGTGAGCGAACAATACTTTATCGCTGACCCGCACCCCATTAAGGTAGAACGCTTTGATGAGGAGGGTGAAAAAATCATATATGGGATGGAGGTTTTCGCCCCCGGTATATATAGAGGGACCGCGTTCACGCCAGAGGATATCAAGAAAATTGCCGAGAATTACGCAATTCTAAAAAATCAAGTAGGGCTTGAGGTCCCTCTAAAAGTTAACCATACCGATGACGCAAACGCTATCGTTGGCTGGGTGACAAATGTCTACGAGATGAATGGGAAACTCTATGCCGATGCGGTTATCACTGAACCTGAGGCGTTTGAGAAAATCAAACGAGGCACTTGGAAAAAGGTCTCCTGCGAGATTTACATGGACTTCGTTGATGAGGAGACGAAGACCTCTTATGGCAAGGCTTTAAGGGCTATCGCAATAGTAGCGCACCCCCAAGTCAAGAAAGTCAGAGGATTGGGGGGAGCTCGTTTTTTTGCCGAGAAGATTTCCAATGGAAAGGAGGTGATAGTGATGGCATTGAAGGATGCGATGAGTTTGGCTTTTGGATGGCTTTCCGAGCGCTTCAAAAGCCTCGCAGAGGAAACGGGAAAATTGGAGATTGAGGAATTTGGAGCCGTTCGCCACAGGATGGAGTATGCTCTTGACGATAGCGACCCATGGGACGCTCAGGAAGCCGAGGTTAGGCTCCGTCAATGGGCGTCCTCCGATGGCTCTGGTGCAAAAGAGACGATAGACTGGTCAAAGTATCGGGAAGGCTTCGCTTGGTATGACGAGAACGACCCCGAGAATTTTGGCTCATACAAACTCCCTCATCACGATATCGTCAATGGACGCTTCTCGGTGGTATGGCGTGGCGTAGTGGCTGCGATGGCGGCGCTGAGAGGAGCGAGAGGAGGTGTGAATATACCTGCTGAGGATAAGCAGGCGGTATATAACCATCTCCGACGCCATTACGAGGAATTTGGCAAGGAGGCGCCAGAGTTCTCGGAACTCATAGAAAGCCAAGAGAAAGGAGATGATGAAGAGGTGAAAGAATGGCAAGAGAAGGTCAAAACCCTTGAGGAGGAGAACGCTCAGCTCAAAGAGAAATTAGAAGAGTGGAGCAAGAGAATTGCCGAGTTAGAAGAGGAACTTCAGAAGAGGCTCGCTGAAGAGAAAGAGAAGCGAATTTGGGCTCTCGTCAACTCCTATATTGAGAAGGGCAAACTCCTCCCAGCGGAAAAGGACGCCTGGGCTGAATACCTTCTCTCTCTTTCCGATGAGGAGATGGAGAAGGCAATCAAACTCATTGAGGTGCGTCCTTCCCTTGACCTCTTTGAGGAGAAATCAAAGACGATGTCTCCTGAAGAGGCAGAGGAAAAGGTCAACGAAAAGCTGGCTGAGAGAATGGTCAGTTATGTTCTTCCCAAAAAGCCAGCGGTTTTAGAGGAAAACAAAAAATAATTCAGGAGGTGGTTTATAAATGCCTGGCACCTTTTTAGCAAGTGGTCACGGAGTTGATGCGAGGATACGCATCACCATCGCTCAGGGCTATAAGCTCTCCGCAGGGACAGTCCTGGGCAAGATAACGGCGTCAGGGAAGTATGGACCTTATTCCGCTTCCGCCAACGATGGACGCCAGATTGCTGTTGGCATCCTGACGGAGGACGTAGACGCCACCAATGGCGATGTCGGAGCGAATATGCTCGTTCATGGTATATTCATCCGCAGTGCCATCACTGGCTTGGATGCCACAGCTGAGAGCCAGCTCAAAGGCTGTATCTTCATTTAATTGAGAGGAGGTGAAAAAGTAAATGCCTGGTTTACCTACGATAGCTGATTATCCGCAACTCAGACCAGTAGTTTTACAAAAGGTTATTGAGGCGACGCCGAAGCCGAAGTTCATTGGCTCCCAGCTCTTACCTGATGAGCCCGACTTTACCGATGTCTTCACTTGGGAGGTTTTGGACAGAGGTAGGCAGAGGGCAGGACTTGTTCCCAGAGATGGCGAGGCGAGAATTTTCCCCTTCCAAGTTCAGACAGTCAAGACCGCTCCCTCCGCCTTCATTAAAGCCAAGACCCTCCTGACAGAGAGTATACTGGAGTATCTTCGTTATCCGGGCACCTATTCCGCCGCCGCCGAGAAACAGGTTGCTGAAGCGGTAATGAGGTTGAACCGACAGGTTGATATAGAGAAGGAATGGCTCATCATGTCTGCTCTGGTCAATGGGGTAATCTCCTATACAGAGGTAGGCGGTTATTCCTTCTCGGTTGACTATGGCGTTCCAACTACAAATAAGCCGACCGCTTCTCCATTGTGGAGCAATACCACCACCGCTGATATTTTGGGCAATGTTCTCGCTTGGAAGCAGATAATCGCTGAGAACGGAGGAACGAACATCGTCGGGCTCTGCAACTCAACTGTCTTTTCCTATATGGTTCAGAACTCCGCCATCAGGAACCTCCTAATGGGCAACATCATCAACCCCACCGACCCATCTATCTTCGCCACCATCCTCGGGATTGAAAAACTCTTCGTCTACGATGCTCTCTACACCGATTTGGACGGCACAACGACAGCGAAGTTCCTCCCCAATAACAAATTCATCCTCTTGGCATTAGGAGAAGCGGGCGATAACTTTGGCGGGTTCAGGCAGGCACCCAGCCTCTATAACAATCACAAGCCTGGCAGGTTCGTCTACACTACCGCAGTAGATGACCCCGCGGGTATCTGGGTTATAGTTGGCGAGTATGGATTGCCCGTCATCTATCATCCCAACTGGCTGGTAATAGCGACAGTTGCCTAATTCCTAATTACCTCTTTCCTGACCTCTGGGGAGGGAGTTTTCCCTCCCCAGGGGAAAGAGGTGAAAAGATAAAAGTGGCTCGCTTTCTACAGGACTGCGATTTAGAGAAAAGGAAAGCGAAGGCAGGGGATATTTTAAAAGCCCCTGAGCCCCTCATCTTTTCCTTTGAGATTAGAAGGATAAGGGAGGGTATAGAATGGTCATCTGCTTTGCCGAGAAGCCGTATAGGATAACGAAGTCGTTTCTCCCGATACCCGGAGGTAAGTGGTATTTATCTCATTATCTTTTAAAGATGATACCGCCTCATGAGGTTTATGTAGAAGTTTTTGGTGGCGGGGCGGTTCTTTTACTTCGTAAACCGCCCTCGCCAGCGGAGGTTTACAACGATATAGATGGCGACCTTGTGAACCTTTTCCGAATGGTAAGAGATGAGGAAAAGTTTAGACAATTTAACGAACTTGTTTACTGGACTTTATATTCGCGGGAGGAGTTTAACCTTGCCAGGGAAAAATTAAAAAAGCGGGAGGAATTAAGCGATGTAGAGCGGGCTTATTACTTTTTCCTCACGATACAGCAATCCTTTGGCGGAAAAGGAGCCCCTTGGGGATACAGGGTTAAGAGCCTTAAAAATTTGGCAAAGACATGGTTTAATCGCAAAAAAATATTGGGAGCAATCCATCAGCGTCTCGCCAATGTTCAAATAGAGCATGATGATTTTCGCAACATCATCCGACGCTATGATACCCCCGAGACCTTTTTCTATCTTGACCCGCCTTATTACCCAGGGACTTATTCCACTCATACTTTGAAATCCTCGCTGAGCGAGAAGGATTACGAAGACCTGTTCAATCTCCTTCTCGGCATTAAAGGGAAGGCATTGCTATCTGGCTATTACCATCCCGCGTATAAGGTTTTGGAGGACGCGGGATGGAAAAGGATTGATATTAAGCGAAAGATTACCCTTCTCAACACTAATAAAACAGGAGGCTGGATGCCAAATAAAGTGGAAAGCCTCTGGTTTAACTACGAACTGCCTCAAGTCAAGGAGGTGATAGAAAGTGAAAATCAAATTTAAAACTAATTACCTTCTCGGACGGAATCCGCTGAAGGCAGGGGATATTGTGGATGTTCCTGAGCCTCTCGTTCGTTATCTCGTTGAGGATTTGGGAGTGGCAGAACTTATAAGGGAAGGTGATAAAGGTGGCAAAGGTGAAGGCTAAAACGACATTGACGGTCGGCGTTTGGAACTATTTCGCTGGTGATGTGATAGAAATACCCGACGAGCAAGCGGAGGAACTCATAGAGCGAGACCTTGCCGAGCTGGTAGAGGATGAGAGAAGCGAGATAGACCTCGCTGAGAAAAAGCCAAAGAAAAAAGGAGGTAAGTGAGGCTTTGGCGTGGATATCGGAAACCGACATCAAGCCATTCATTCACGACTGGGATAGTTATGGCTTCACGCTTGACCAGATTAATGGGGCTATTGAGAACGCTGAGGCGAGAGTGAAAGACCGCCTCGCTCCCTATTTTACCCTCCCAGCGGATGATGAGACACCTCCCGCTGGCTTGAAATCCCTTATAGCTCAATACGCCGCTTATCTACTTATGAGGGCTCGCAGGGTGGCGTTAACGGAGGCGGAGGAAGCCTGGGTCAAGGAATTAGGAGACGAGGTGGAGAGTATGCTTGACGATATAGTGGAAGGAAAGCGAGCAATCAAGGGCTTGGTGAGGCACGCTATTGAGGGAGGGGAAGAGCCATCATATCTCCACGACCTCGTTGACCCTCTGATA